AAATTCGATAGACGTTGATAAATTGTTTCCTCAGCCAAAGGAAGGAACCTATGATTATTGGCAACAGCAAGTACAATTAGCTGATACGGCATTAAAACAAATAAAAGATACATATCTTAAAACCTTAAAATCGGGAAATACTAACGGGGTTCCAGAAGAAGTTGTAAAACAATATAATGCTCTCATAAAGCAGAAAACAGAAGCAGAAGAAAAGCTTAAACTATATGATGATAAAGGGTTAACTAAGGAGTATAACTCCATCGTAGACCAGCAAAAAAAAATCTCCGAACTATTATACAAGCAAGCAACCGAAAGGAAACGCAAGGAGCAAGATCTGGAGAATCAACTTACCCAGTCTCGTATTGACGCTATGGCAGAAGGAGAAGCCAAGATTCGTGCACAGCGTGAATTGGACAACAAGAAGGAGATACAGGATTTAGAACGTCAGCGGGAAGATTATATCCGGACGGAGATCGAGCTTCAGCGAAAGGCTTTTGATGAACAGGAAAATTTGCGGGCGAAGCAGACTAAGAACTATAAGAAGAGAACGTTTGATGCATCTGCGGTGAAAGTAGATACGTCTGCTTTTGATAAAATTTTGAATAATACTATTCTACGACAAGATATTTATCCTTATCAGGAAGAAATGAAATACTGGAATGAATATCTTAAAGAATATGGTACATTTCAACAAAAAAAAGCTGCCATAAACGAAGAATATAACCTTAAAATCAGTGAAGCTACCACCAAGGGTGCTAAGAAGTCCTTGGAAAAAGAGAAGGAAAATAAACTGAAGGAAGTTAGCTTTGAAGAACTAAAATCATCTATCAATTTTGCAAACATATTCGGAAACCTTGATGCTCAGTCTACTGAGGCACTGGTTAAGATGCGTGATAACCTGAAAGAGGTTATAAATAAAGCAGCTAAAGATATAAAACCTACTGATCTTAAAGCGTTGCAAGATGCCTTCAAAGAAATTGATCTAAAAATAACAGTACGTAATCCCTTGGGAGAACTGAAAAATAGTGCAGATAATTATCGTAATGCTACATCTGCGGTAATCAAGGCTCAAGAGGATTTAAATACTGTTATTCAGGGAGGAGAGGTAATAACTAAAGTATATACCAATGAGAACGGGAAATTAACTACTAGATTACTGACTCTTACCCAAGCAGAAAATAACTTGGCCGCTGCTCAATCTGACAGACAAAAAGCTTTGTCAAAGTTAACTCAAGCAGCAAATTCTATCGGGCAAAAAGGCATGGAGGTTGTAAATGCAGGCAATGACGTTGTTGGAATGCTTGAAAACTTTGGGGTGAAGGTTCCAGAAGCCATAAGTAAGACTTTGGATGGTATCGGGCAAGTAATGAGTGGGCTGGAACGAATAGACTTAACCAAACCTTTTAGTGCTATCACAGGTGCAGTTAGCGTTTTGGCGGGCGTTGGGAATACTATTGCCGGATTATTCGGTTTTGGTGGTGCTGACTATTCTCGTTACAATGAAATGGTTGATGAGTATAACAAGTTAAATGAAATATGGGATGAGTTAATTGATAAGAAAAAAGAATACATAGATATGTCTTATGGTCCCGAAGCTGCTAAAGCGGGAGATGAAGCTATTGAAATAGCAAACAAAAGCATTGAGTCTTATAAAATATTAGGAAGAGAACGATTGCAATCTGGCGCATCTGCCGGTTCCCACTCTATTGGTGTTCGTATTCGCAATAGCATGAGTCAGGAATTATGGGATCAATGGGACGAGTTTGCTAAGTCAATCGGCAAAGATCCGGATTTTATAGGAGGAAGACTTTCCGGTCTCTTTAACTTGACGGCTGAACAGCTTGAAAAGTTAAAAGAGGAAGCTCCTGGATTTTGGTCTAAGTTGGATGGAGATGTTCAAAACTACCTCAATAAGATTATTGAAGGTGGAGAGAGAATAGAAGATATTCAGAAAGCCGTTCAAGAACAATTGACTCAGACGTCATTCGATAGTCTGTTTGACAACTTCATAGATACTCTCATGGACATGGATGCTTCATCCAAAGACTTTGCTGATAATTTTGGAGAGTATATGCGAAAGGCTGTATTCACTCAAATGTTCGCGAAGGGATATGAAGATGAATTAAGAAAATGGTATGAATCCTTTTCTGAGGCCATGGGCAAAGAGGGAGGTATCACCTCTTCTGATATTAAAGACTTAAGAGAAGGGTGGGATACTATTGTAAATGGTGCTCTTGAAGACAGAAAGGCATGGGAGCAGATCGTAGGCGGTGGCGGCACATCTACTTCCCAGGAATCTTCCAAGAAAGGCTTTGCTACAATGTCTCAGGATTCTGCTGACGAGTTGAACGGTCGCTTCACTGCTCTTCAGATTGCCGGTGAAGAAATCAAGAATCAAAACCAGCTTCAAACAATGTCCATCCTTGAACTTAAAGCAGGAATGTTGACTATTAGTGCAAACTCATCTGGTATAAAGGACATTGCTAGCGAGACAAGGGATTTGATACGGCTTTCTTACGAGGCTATAACAGACATTCGTGACAATACTAACGTCATGGTGAAGCCTATCCAGCAGATGGCGGCTGATATTGCAGAAGTCAAGCGAAATACTAATGGATTATCAAAAAAGTAATATTATGACAGGAGACCTACTAATCAATAACAAGGACGCCTATACGACGTGGGGAGTCAATATGGGAGACGGGTTCATAGAAGCTATTTACGCTCCACTTCCGATGAAAGATGTGATTGAAAACAAATCACGCCTGCAGGACGGGAAAAGGGTTATAATCGAAAACAGAAAGGTTGACGAACGGGACCTGACTCTTACCTTTACGCTAAAAGGAGTTTCCCCTTCTGACTATATTGCCAAATATAAGGCATTCTTAGACGAAATAACAAAGGGGGAATTTGCAGTCAAAGTTCCGGAACTAGGCGAAGAGGTATATCACTTATACTACCTCCGTTCTCAATCTTTCGGTTTCAATATCGCAAGGACGTTTTCAAAGATTTCGGTTAAGCTGAACGAGCCCAATCCTGCAAATAGAGAATAAAGTTACCACAATTGGCGAATTGTGGTTTATAGGGTTGCCGGATTTTATGTTTTGATGTTTCTATCAGCGAACTTTGTGATATGGCAGAATTAGTAGACATCAAAGACATATCCGGCAACATCCGTCTTTCTACTCCTATCAACGAAGGTAGTAAAAGAAAGTTCCAGCTAATGAGTTCTGATTACATTACTCTCAAGTTCTCATTAGCTGAACCTGTCTACTTTCAGCTTGGGGATTACATTGATGACGAGAATATTGGTTTGTTTGAGCTTGTAGACTTATATAAACCTACTTACAATACTACTACCGGGGGATATGACTACGAATTAAAGCTTGATGCTTACTATTGGAAGTGGAAAAATAAGAAGTTCTTCTATACTCCTCAAAGTAGTGGAAGAGAAGCTAGCTGGAATTTGACCGATACACTAAAGGTTCACATGGATGTGTTCTTGAAAAATCTAGAAGTGTTAGGCTATCAGTATAAAGGGAAAGTATTTACATGCAAAATTGACGATTCTGTGGATGATTCATCCAAGCTGATTTCATATGATAACATGAACATGCTAGACGCTCTTTCTCAAATGTCTCAAACATTTGAATGCGAATGGTGGATAGAGAAAGATGTAATCCGTTTTGGTCGTTGCGAACATGGTGATCCGGTCGATTTTGAGATTGGTGTTAATGTTAGTGCAATGAATCGGAGTGACAGTCAGACTTCTTATGCAACTAGAATATATGCTTTCGGTTCTACGCGAAATATTCCACAGACGTATCGTAAAAAACTGGTATTCGATGTTAAGAAGGTAAATGGGCGTGATATTTCTGATACATCACGAGTGCTTAATATAGACTATTTTCCTACCGATGACCAGATAGGAGATAAGTTTAAGGCATCTGTGCGGACAAGTGGATATGTCAAAGCCGGGTTGAATGATCTGAATTATGAATCTTTATCAAACAATCCAGCCGGGGGAACTTATGCAATAAAGAGTGAAGGTGCTTCGTTTAATATAGGAACAATAGTCCCTCCAGCCGGTTCATCTGTGGAGAGGGAATATTTACCATCAGGAATATATAGCTGGAGATGGCAGCTTCGATATAAAATCAATGATGTAGAGAAGAGTTATGGTATTGGAGGAAACGTACGCACTATATATGACAATCAGGAAAAAGAACTGACAGATAAAGTTGTCCTAAATAAAGAGATAAATATTGAGCGTGGGGCTACTGATTTGAAGTTATATATTGTCTTCCAACTACCAGGTTCAATTTCTTCTTTAATGATGATACTTGCCGGTTCATCTGGGGATATTACTATTGAGAATGTAGCTAAGTCGGCAAATGCCTCTGTGACATTCACTACGGGACCCAATGAAGGTCAGACATTTGATGCGATATATAATCCCGATTTTCAGATAGGGGAAGCAGCAAATGTTTTGCGTCTTCCCGAAGGAGTTAGTGTATCCGCCGGGAATATGTATACCATCAACAATATTATAAAAAGCCGAATTCCTATAAGCTATTTTTCAGATGATAAAACGCTATTAACGGTTGAAGGTATTGTAACCAAGCATTTGATGATGCCGGAGGGAGTTCCATACATTGACGCATACCCCGACATGTATACAGAGGAAGCTATTGAGCAGATTGTTGTTTTTGACGATATTTATCCAAGTCGTATAGGGGCAATCGGAGATGTATATACGCATTCATATACTGATACTACAGATAATCCGGATGGAAGCAAGACCGAATCGAAATGGGCTGCATGGAGATTTAAGGATGCGGACTTAGGCTTTCATTTCTCTGAAAGTTATCAACTACCAGGAGAGGAATTACGCGTAGCATTCCAATCCGGTCCCTTGGCTGGCATGGATTTTGAAGTTATATTTAATCCTTATGACTCATCGTCTGATACGTATCAGCCTGAACGCCTTGAAGATGGCACATGGAATCCAAGGGCACAGGTATATGAAGTAAAGCGCAATGATGATTATGGGCGTATGCTCCCAGATGACATATTGCATCCCACTAGCGGTGATACGTATATTCTATATGGGTACGATCCTCAATTTGTATCCGATAAGCTTATTCCTGATGCGGAGAAAGAAGTTGAAGAAAGGGCAAAGGAATATATCAACGAATTAAAGCAGGACCCATCTACTTATGACAATACGATGATGCCGGATTACATCTATGGTGTTGACCCGGACACCGGCATGTATGATCCTTCATTCTCGAAGAAGTTCTCTATTGGTCAAAAAGTAAACCTGATCAATAAAGCCTATTTTGAGGAAGGAAGGATATCGCGAATAATTGGCTATGAATATCCTTTGGATGTACCGTATGATTCTCTGGTGTATACTGTCGGGGAGACAGCTCCTTATTCCAAGTTGGGAGAACTGGAAAGTAAGATTGATTCTCTTACTTACCGTAAAGAAAGGATTAAGCAACAAATAATCAGTAGCGGCGGATCGTCTACTGGTACAGGCGAAGGAACCGCTAAGTTTACAAAAAACGTAGAAGTGACTGTGGATAAGGCGGGATATTTCAAGGCTGGTGATGTTATTCTGGAAGGCACTACAGTGGTGGATGCATTTATTAGAATGCTGTCTCAGAAATCAGTGGGAGAATTGAGAAGCAAGATCTCAACAGCAAATGATGTTGAGTTTGGTACAAGCAAAGGCTATATTACATATACTGCATCCCGGAATGGACAAGGACCAATGGAATCTGCATATTATGACGAAAATCCGAATAACAAGTTAAATTTCTCTGAAGAAGTTGGCGGCATTCAAACTGCGGTTAGGCAACTGGAGGGTACTTATAGTCAGAATGAAACATATAAAGCTACGGTCATCTATACTGCTAGTGAAGACGGCACATTGCCAAGACAAGAGATTAAAGACACAATCAGCGTAAATGTTAGACGCAAATGGTTTGCCGGCATATGTTCTTCCATTCCTAAGACTTCTGCTGAAGTACGTGCATTGGGATCAAGTGGACTATATAAGGGGGCGGGAACATATAAGTTTGATGTAAACGCATGGAAAATGATCGCAATTTGTCTGCCGGAAGGGACGTTAAGTGAGTTATCCGTCCCTACATCTCCCGGAAATATCATGGAAGATACAGGTATTGTTAGTGGCCCTACTACCATATCAGTAGAAGGAGCTAATGGAAGTACTGCAGCCAATTATAAAATGTGGATTATTCAGACAGAGACAATGAATGATAGTAACACGTTTACCTTTAAAACAGTGTAATTTATGGTTAAGATCAATGGAGTATCATTTGAAAAACAATATAGACGTACCACTTCAAGACCTATTGATAGTACGGATACATGGAAATCCAAAGAGGATGCGGAAAGCTATGCCCGTAATACAGATGCAGAGCCTTATGTTCCATATGATGGTCAGGTTATATCAATTGAAGGAGAAGAGGATATTTATATATTAGTTAAAGATGATACAATATCTACAGAAGATGGTAGAAAGCATTTTAAGCTTCATAAAATATCTACAGAGGAAGGAGCTGATGATAAGTATTTAAGTAAAGTCGATCCAGATTCTGCTAAAGGATTAATTACCTTCTTGGCTGGCATTGACGTAAAAATCAAAGCCGTTATCCAAAAACTAGTTGCTGAGGACGCAACTTTCTCAAAGGAAATATCATCAAAAGACTATGTGCAGAATCTCATCGGCTGGATGATTTCTCCCGATGGTCATATCGATGCGAAATCGCTCCATCTCCGAGACTTTCTTGAGGTTCCGGAGCTTCGCTATAATCGCGTGTCGATAACTTCAGGAGAAGATTGGCTTGCTCCCGGTGGTGGCATTATTGAATCCGTAAACGAATCTTCTCAGACTCTGACTTTGAAGCTGGAACCGGGAGAAGTTGCAAACCTTGCGGTGGATGACATTTGCAAGGGTATATTCAACAACAGTACAGGATTCCAGACTTCTTATTTCCGCATAACTCAAAAGATAAGCAATTCGGAGTTTAAATATACTCTCAGGAGTGGCTACTCATATCATCCTCAGAAGGCTATGCATTTTGTGGCATATGGCAATTTCACAAATGCGGAACGCCAGAAATCTGCTTATTCTACAAAGGACTATAAACGCTATCTCGCAGGAGTAAATAACTGGGAGATTACCTCTTCTATGGTTATGATGCAGCTGGGAGACTTGTCTAATCTGGTCATTTCAGGATTGGATTTGTCCGGATACAGTGCATACCTTCGCAACGTATATATGACCGGTACGATTAAACAACTTTCGCAGGATGGTACTACGGAAGTCCTTGTTCCCGCATTTAAGGGGGAATGGAAAGCGGGAAAGTATTGGTATTACGATGAAGTTACCCATAACGGGAGTACATGGATATGTATTGAACCTAGTACTACGCAGGAACCGTCTGACTCTTCTACAGATTGGTTGAAAGTCGTTTCTGAGGGACGTCCTGGAGATGATGGAACAAGTCTTGTATTTAAAGGCGAATTTGCTTCCGCTCCGTCAAATCCTCAGAACGGATGGTATTATCGAAATACTACGGACAAGAAATGTTACGTATATCAAGATGGGGCATGGCATTTAATGACCGAAGACGGGAAGCCGGGAGCAGATGGGGCAGGAAGCATATCCGCAATTCTTGATGATGGAATGCAGTCTGTTGCTTGCAATTCTTCCGGTGCTGTGATATCCGGCCTTCCTCTTACTACGACTTTTTCGATGTATTACGGAACTACTAAACTGACTCTTGATTCTCTTACTGTAGGAAGCCTTACGGGAGTGACATCATCGGCTAATAAGAGTACAGGGGTAGTGACTGTATCTGCTATTACTGCCGCAGCCTCTGATACAATCCGCATACCAGTGACGGGCAAGGCTTCATATAAAGACGCACAGTACGAGAGAACTGTTTACCTGTCTGTAAATAAGGTAAAGCCGGGGGCCGATGGCGAGAATGCTATCATCTATTCCTTGCAACCTTCCGTAAACGTAATAAAAAAGAACGCTGATGGTAGCAGTGAAGTATCAAAGGTTTCCTGTCGGATAATGAAGACGGACGGAGCTTCTACAGTAGTGTCTTCTCTGCCTGCCGGTTATTCAATGGACTATGTCATTGATTCCGGGACCGCGAACGGATATACTCCGGGAAGCGATGTAGCAGTATCTGGAATAACTACTAAAATACAATTCCGACTTTATAGTGAGACTTCAGGAGTAGTGCTAGTGGATCAGCAAACCATTGTTGTCCTCAAGGATGGAAGTAACGGGAAGCCAGGAGATGATGGTGTAGGAGTACAAGATGTGGATGTGCTTTACTACCTTTCAACTTCTTCTAGTTCCTTGATTGGTGGTTCTTGGTCAACGACTGCTCCGGCTTGGGTAAACGGAAAGTATATGTGGAGTAAAACGAAGGTCACATATACAAATGGTTCCATAACGGAAACAGATCCGGCTTGTATTACCGGTTCAAAGGGGGCTAATGGAACCAACGGAGAAGATGGAAGGGGGGTAACTAGTATCGTTGAACAATACTATCTCTCGACTTCCTCTAGTTCTTTGGTTGGCGGATCGTGGTCGACTACTGCTCCGGCATGGGTAAACGGAAAGTATATATGGACCAGATCAGTAATCACCTATACCGATAGTTCATCGACTACTACGGATGCTATTTGCGTCACAGGAGCGAAGGGAGAAACGGGTATAGGAGTAAAGAGCTACAGAGAACAATATTACCTGTCTACGTCCTATAGTACGCCGGCAGGCGGATCATGGTCGTATAATGTACCAAGCTGGACAGATGGTAAATTCATGTGGACGCGAACTGTTGTCACTTATACCGATAATACAACTTGGACGAGTGATCCGGTCTGTGTAACAGGGAGTGCCGGACCTTCCGGTAAGGGGGTAAAATCTTTTGAGGTTCTGTATTATCTCTCAACTTCTTCCAGCACCTTAACAGGTGGGTCGTGGTCTACGACTGCTCCTAAGTGGGAGGATGGTAAATACATATGGACTAAAACTAAGGTTACTTATACTGACAATACGACATACGAAAGCAGTCCGGCTTGCTTGACGGGCGGACAAGGAAAGACCGGCCTTCCGGGAGCAATGCTTCGTCCTCGCGGAGAATGGAAACCAAATACTGAATATTACCATAACGATGCGTTTATCGATACTGTCATCTATAATGGTAATAACAAACTCTGTAAGGTAACTCATACATCTACTTCTACATTTGATTCTACTAAATGGGATGAATTTAATGAATTTATTAATGTTGCGACAAACGTATTGCTGGCCCAGAATGCGACTATAGATGTGCTTGGTACTTCCGGGATATTTGTTGGCAACCTTGAAAAGACACAGGGATGGATGATAACTGAAGGTGCTATAAAACACAATCAGACAGGTTTTGAATTAACTGCTGAGGGTGGAATAAACACAGCTAACGGAAAGCTGGTGTTGACTTCGAATAGTACCGTAATCCGTACTAATACCGGTAAAGATATCGCTTTATTTAAAGAAGTGGACGGTGTACCTATGATTGATGCCAAGAATATCAATACCGAAAACTTGGTGGTAACATCTGGGGCTAAAATCGGGAAATTTTCCATTGATGATAAAGGATTGTATAATAATGATTTCGGAGCATATATATCTATAACAGATGGGACAAACGATAAGTATGTCCATATCGGACGGAGTGATAAGCCGGGGGTCGTAGATATATCTACTTATACTGGTAATGTTATAGGATTGCATATTGTATCTAATAATCCGCTCAGTACTGGAGGTAATTATGCGATACAATCTTTCGGGAGGCATATATTTGGGCAGAGACGGAATGACGTCTGGAACGCTCCGGGAGCGTTATGGGCTGCGCGTATTTCAGCAGCAGGTGGTAAAATTAATGAATGGGGAAATGGATGTTATGTTAGCAGCGTTAGCAGAACTGATACGGGTAACTATGTCTTTTGGCATGATTTAGGTCATACTGACTATTTTATAATAGCTACAGGTGTGAATGAGAATTGGACTCTTTGTATAATATCTGATAAACAGTCCAATACTTTTACAGTAAAAACATTCCATAAAGACCAAGGGTGGATTAATAGTGCATTTGAGGTTGCGGTAATAGGTAGAAATAAATGGTAAATATTATGAAAATAGACTTTAGAACAATCGAAGTAGAGGATATCGAAGGGAATAAGAGTACCGTCGATTACAGCAATGTTTTTGGCAATGCAATATTTCAAAAGACAGGTGATATTGGTGAGTTAGAAATAGCAAGAAAAATCTATCTTAATGGCGTGGTCGATTTAACTCCAGAACAAGCGGAATCTTTAAAGAAATATGCAGAGCTTTTTGTTCGGGCTATTGATCGTTTGTCAGTTATTAATGCTCTGTCAGCATGCGAGTAAAAGGAACGATAATCAAAGCAGTCATCTCCATCGACCTTCCTTCTGGATTGACGATGGACGATATAGACTTCTCATGCCGCTTCTTTGTCTATTGCTGTTCGAATGCGTCACAGATAATAAAGAAGTCTGAGATGATCCGCGTCAATGAGAATAGCTACACCTGCTACATAGACACAAAGATAATCGGTACGGGTGAAATATGGCTTGAGACTACGGCCTATCTCCCAGACTCTGATTACGAAAGCGGTACAAGAGTAGAGATCGACAAGATAAATACTGGCATAAAGACGGTGTGACATGGGATGCATATCTGTACATATAGAGGCGATTAAGGGCATTTGGAATGTATCGGTCAAGGCTGATGAGATGAAGGTTTCCGCTTCGGCAACGGGCATGAAGGTGTCGATAGGGGTTGTCTGTGATGTTGGGCAAGAAAAATATGTAAAAGTGACTCCCAAACACATATGGCTCACTCCTGATAATGACTATATGGCTGATGTGGATATCATGTCTAATACTGTATGGACTATTGTTCAGACTGAGTAGAATTAATATATTGTTTAATTTAAAATATTACTATTATGGCAAAACCTATTTGGGTGAAGTTGAATAAAAATACCGGTTCAGGTAATGGAACGGTGGAAAATAGTTCAAATCCCCACACTGGACGTGTGGCAAGAAAAGGTACGTTACAGGTTGACGGTGTTGGTGCTACAGTTCCGGACGTATATGAAGTGACTCAATCTCCAAAATCGGAATTCGTCTCCTTCGACAATGGTTCGGAAATGTCTGCTCCCAAGACTGAGGGAACTGTGACTGTTGAAGGTAAGACAAACTCATCAAAACTTACGTTTGCGTTTGCCGGAAGTGTAACGGATGTAAATCTTCCACCTAAATATAGCGCTAACGGTACACAGACAAACAATGGTACTGCCATTTCCGGAGACCCCGGTGCAACTTCTGAATTCGCTTTCTCTATTGAGTTAGAGCTTCCTGCAAACACAACAATAGAGGAGATTACAAGAAATTTGAAAGTGACAGCAAATGGTGGTCAGTCTGCTCAGATTGCTATCAAGCAGGCAGCAGGAGACGCATATGTGAGAGTTTCACCAAAGAGTATTACTATTCCTCAGGATGGTTCTGCGGTATCTGTTACTATTGAATCAAATACTACTTGGACTATCTCTTAACCTATGGCAATCCAGGAAGTGTCTGAAGAGATTAAATTGCCTTGGAAAGAAGGAGAAGGCAACATCGTTATCACTCCCGGTTCCAATTGGACCGCAAGCGCATCAAGCGATGTTGCCAATGAAGGACTCGACAGGGAGCAGACTGTTGTGTTTAGGACAACTAATAGTGGAGTACAGGCATCTGTCTCCACTACCATCTCGCAAATAGGAAAGAGGCAGGCGTTTGCTGTTGCTGAAGGTCGTTTCTTACTGTCGGATGGAAGTACGTTTAATGTGATTAAAAAAGAGTTTGCATGAGTGATTATAATAGCGGATTTACAGGGGATAGAGTTGTAGAATTGCTAAACATGATTCCCAATTTGGCAAAGGCAGATTTGTCTAATGCTATGACTGTATCGTTAGGTAAGAATGGATATGCTAAGTTTAACAATGGGTTCTTAATTCAGTGGGGATACATATCAAGTTCCAGTAATAATACTTATGTATATTTGCCGCTATCATTTTATAATGCCAATTATGCTCCTGTGATTACCTACTATGAACCGGGTAACGGTATGAATGTTGTTGCCGGCCTTGTAATATCGACGGGTACAAGCAGCTTCAGAGTTCGTAGTAGATATACCGTTGGGGATAGTAATGGTACTGGCGCGGGAACTAATCCTTTTTATTGGATAGCCGTTGGGAGTTGGAAATAAATAATATTATGGCAAAATATTGGAAACAAGGATTCTACGATGAGCTGCAAGAAGGCTCAGTAGAGATAACGGAGGAGTATTGGCAGGAGCTGCTGAACGGTCAGTCATCCGGAAAGGAAATAAAGGAGAGCGAAAGCGGCTATCCCGTATTGGTTGATCATGAGTATACTCTTGATGAACTAAAAGAGAAGAAGATAGCGGACATTAATGCTTATGACAAGTCAGACGCAGTAAACTCTTTCACCCTTGCCGGCAAAGATATGTGGTTAAACAAAGAGGACCGCGTAGGTCTTGTTAACTCAATCAATATTGAGAAGCAGGCCGGAAGACTGGATACCGTTTTATGGTTTGATGCGGTAAAGTATACGATACCTATATCAAGCGCTCTCCTCATGCTTAACTCGTTAGAGCTGTATGCTCTTGATTGCTACAATGTAACTCAGCAGCATATCGCGGCAGTTAGAGGATTGCAGACTAAAGAGGAGGTCGAATCTTACAACTACAAGACCGGTTATCCGAATAAACTAGAGTTTTCATTATAAACAGATAAAACTATGATTTTGACACTACTATCATTATTGGTTTTCGCATCTTATGTTGGTGTGATGATTTACAAGACAAAGGGTATCCCTTATTCTATTTCCGATACCTATTACATTCTGAGTAACAGGTATTGGTTCGGTATATGCATGATTCTCCCGTCTTTGCTTTTGCTTCCGGCCGCACTGGATGCAAGTACAGAAAACAGTCAGTTCCTGATCTTTCTTTCTGTAGTCGGAATGATTGTGTTGGGAGTATCCCCGAATTTTAGAGGAGCGCACAAGAAAGCTCATATAACCGGCGCGGTGATGTCTCTTGTATTCTCTCAGATATGGGTAGTCTGTAATTCGTGGTACTGGTTGCTGCTTTGGGCTGCATTTTTAATCTACGCGATAACGTTTGTTGTAAAGAACTGGTCTGGTAATCTTATATGGGACCTGACGGCATGCAAGTCGATGTTCTGGATTGAGTTAATTTCATTGCTAACCGTTTACTTGACCTGTTTGCTATGAAGGAAGCTATAGTACATACAGCTACGGGCGGATTCGCAGCAATCGCAAGCGCTTTCGTCATTGAGTCTCTTCAGAACATGATTCCCTGGCTAATCGTATCATGTGCGGTAATATTATGCGACCTTGCATTTGGGGTAAGGAAAAGTATGTTAATGGGTGAGAAAGTACGTTTTTCTCGTGCGATTCGTGCGACTATGGGAAAGATGGTTACCTACTTCGCATTCGTCTGCATGGTGTGTATGATTAGCGTGGCAAGTCACAATGAATATCCTATTGATGTGTACTCATGCTTGTTGGTATGCTTCATTGAAGGGTGCTCGATTGTAGGGAATATATTGAAACCAAAGGGGATCAATATAAATGTGATTGGAGCTTTAGGAGTCTTTGGAAAGAAGGTGCTCAAGGTTGACAAAGAAGATGTCAGAGATATAATTCAAGAAGAAACTCATGAGTTGGATCAAAGAAAGTAACCGTCCTAAGCACCTGCTTTATGCTATCCCGGCAGGTGTACTGTTCACCATCTTGTTTGTCGCAGGTCTGGCGGCCGGCATGGAATTCAAGGACAAGGCTTGGGGTGGTAAATGGGACTGGCTTGATATTGCCGCAACGTTGATTGGAGGAACTATCGGTCAGGCTATTCAGATATTAATATTGATTTTAATTTTATAGGAGAAAGTGAATATGGAGTTA